GATTATCTTCTGGTAGACTAGGATGGAACTTCATCAGCCGGATCGATCACCTCGATCCGGTTGATGGTCACGTCCTATTCGAAAAGCATAAGAGGATAGTAAGTCTGGACTGGCGTTCAGCCACAGACATACCATCCTTTAAATCTGCACACATGGTGATGGGTAGACTCCTCGAGAAGATGAGACTACCTGCCACCATATTAGATCCCATTAAATGTATATGGCCTGGTCCAAAGGACATATACATTAATGGAAAATTTCACTCGGTCCAGGTCAACGGAGTCCCCATGGGGGATCCATTGACCAAGTCCAATTTATCTTTAGCTCACCCTATCTGTGAGGCATACGCCTCAAAGAAAGAGCCGAGCGTAAAAGTTGTGCACGACGGCAACGGGGATGATACTGCTATCATCCTCGGTGCTGACGAGCCCTCAAAAATGATTAGGTGGGTTCAATACTTCAACAACGCGGCAGCGATGTTGGGGTATGAACTCTCCGAAGACGACTTCTTTATAACAAGTTCCTGGGGAACTTATTGTGAAGAAGTCTTCCATATTCCGCTTGACCGCTTTAACACCGTAAGAACGGCGTCAAAGCTCAAGGACAACAGATTGTTGCCATACCTAGATCATCCCAAGATGAGACTGGTATTGGACACTAAGAAAGATAGGAGAGATTACTCATCCGTCAAGGACGGTAAGTACACTCTCCTAGGTAAAGATACAGAATACTCGGAACAAGGTGTTGAAGGACACTTGTTCCAAGTAGCTTCTGTAATGCAAGACATATGTCTTGGACTGAGATACGAGCGCAGGCCCGTATATCTTCCAAGACAGATCTTTAGTGTAGGCAAAATGCCGGCTTTCTGGAACACAGAAAGCTGGGCAAATGCCATATGGAGTCAAATTCCCAAGGTCACGAACGTTACCGTTCAAGCCCTCAGGGAACTACTAGGAGAAGTTCCAAAGAACTTGACTAACTTGAGGTCAGTCAAGACTATGGAAAGACATTTTGATAGTGAGGCCGTCACTGAGGTATTTTCAATACCTGAGGACGACCCCATAAGAAATTATATAATCGTCCCAAGGGATCTTGCTAACAAGATCCCTCCGGGCGTATTAGATAGATTGGTTGCAAGTAAGCACCTGACCACTTCCTCGGAAGTGGAGGCACTATACTTGTACATGAAAAGAGTGGAAACCCTCCAGCAGACTGTCGAACAGACAGATCTGATGGAGATGGTTTTCTCGAGATGTACTGAAATGCCCTCATACACTTTTGACGAAGTCAAAAGAGTATGCGTGGATTTCAAAGAAGAGTTCTACAAAAAACGGTGGGCTATAAAGCCCCTCGTCGATGTAGACTACTACTTTACAGAGGATATTGACGAGTTTAGAAACTCTGACCCCCGGAATGTTGACATTCCGGAGTTCCAATACCTCAAAAGATTTGGGAAAAGAATTCCTCCCAGCACGCCCAAAACGCGTGCTGAGGAGGAACTCTATAGATGGTTTTGTGAGTGGAGACAGAGTATTCTCAATGATGAATACTATGAGCTCCCCCCACTACAATTACTAGAAGACGACCCGTACATCATCCAACAGATTGGACGTGATGAACGGGAAGTCGCCGTTATCGTTACAGATGACAAGAAACTTTGTAGACTAGCGTCTAACAAGTTCCTTGACAAGCTGATTTTAAGAATTTCCATCCGAAATTGGGTTCTCATGGATGCCGATGAGAAGCCAGTTTTGGATGCGTTAAGAGACGATCTAAAGGTGCCTGGGCATGTCCTCGTTGACGAGGGCAGCCTAGACGCCTTTTTATGGAAAACTGATATCGATCCGCTCGCCTTCCCTGGGTGGGACGAACGGATCGATATGAAGAAGCCTAGGGAGCAAGAAGACATTTATAATGTCTACTTGCCACCTATCAAAACGTCGAACGTCTACGATTTCGTTGAAATCATGGACGCAAGACGTGCAGTGAGGATCCTTGGACGACGAGGTGGCGGCTGATAGTTTCTGCTATCGGCCGTGCGCACACCTCGGTGAGTCCGGATCCAATTTGCCGGCAATCACGTACACGCGTACGCCGTGGGCTGGACCTCCGAGGAGGTGCCGCACGACGCGTGGGTCACGAGTCAGTG